GAACCGCCTTCGGCGAAGAGACCGGCAAGCTTCTGCTTCATCGCTGCCGGATCCTTCACAAGGGCAGAAATCTTATTCATTTTATGAATGAACGCTTATGCGCAAGAGCGCAATGGGAGATAAGAGAACTGGCGCAGAAGATGCGAGACTGTGTTATAGAAGTATTCCCCGAAGCAAAAACAATGCTTGTACCCAAATGCGAGAGATTTGATACAGCATTTTGTCCTGAGATAAAAAGTTGTGGTAGGCACAAAACACTAAAGGATTTGATATAAAGGAGTATATGTTATGATACGATTTAGAATACCGTTGAAAAATTCAGATGCTTTAAATTTTTATGCTAGTCCAGAAACAACAGCCTATGAAGTTTCTGCTTCAACTAAACGTGATATTGCAAAATTTCTTGATTGTTTTGTCCATGATATTATACTTAACAAAATAACTCTTACACAAGATTATGACGAATGTATACACGTCATAGCAAAATTTATTACTGGGTACAATCCAACAGATACAGCAGAGTTCTTTGGAAAACTGGCTGATGCAATAGAATATGAGAATAGCTATGGCAATTGCAATATGTCAAACGAGGTGAATGATAATGGCTAAGAAAGTAACAACTAAAAATGAACCTATAAATGTTCCTGCGACATTAACAGACCATCCGTTTTATGGGCTAGATTGTTCAGATGAAGAACAGATACGCTATCGTGATGCGCTATGGGACAGGAACAATCGTATTACAATTGTAGATGCTCCTGCTGGGTCAGGCAAAACTGTAATTGCTGTGGCAATTGCATTAATGTATGTTCGATATGGTATTTGTGACGAAGCCTACTACATAAGAACACCAAGTTCCGAGGGGCGTTTAGGTTTTCTTCCAGGAGAGCGTAATAATAAAGAACGTCCATACATGATACCTTTAATACATTCGCTTATTAATCTTGGTGAAAATCCTGCATCTGTAATTAATGATGATACTTATATCAATCAAAAAATGGGAACTGGTGTATTTACTACAATGACAGATGTTTATATGCTTGGTTCTGATTTATCTAAAAAGTTTGTCATTATTGATGAAGCTCAATGTATGACAAAAGAACAGTTAAAAGCAATTTTGACACGTTGCCATGATGATTGTCATGTTTGTGTAATCGGTTCAACATTACAAATACAGGGAATAGACCCAAAAGATTCAGGATTAAAAACTTGTATTGAACATTTCAAAAATAAAGAATGGGCAACAATTTGTACACTCTCTAAGAATTATAGAGGTGAAATGTCAGCTTGGGCTGATAAAATGTAAAGCAAATGGGTATATAGACATTATCAATTATGAAAGGAAAATTGAGTAATGAGTAGATGGATTGATGCTGATGAAATAATTGAGGATTTTAAAAATGATTTGATAAATAGTAAAATGGAAGCTCTAAGTGGAAATCCACATGATTCAATTCTTATCAATGACGTAATTGAACGAATTGAAAATGCACCTACAATTAAATTAACAATTCCAACAATTCCAAAACCCTTAGATGGATATTTAGAAACTACTTATTTGCAAGGCTATAAATATGAAGATTATGTTTTATATTGCCCTACTTGTGGATATTGCTACGGGAATGCTGACAGCTTTATGAAAAAGCATAGTGAAGTAAAATATTGTTTTAATTGTGGTCAAAAAATATTGTGGTCAAAAGATAAAGATAATACTTGTTTGTATTGGAAAGACAAAGGCAGAAAGGAATGATTTATATGTATATAACATTGACTGGTGTAATAATCGTTATTGATATTGTTGTAAGTTGTATAGCAGCCTTAATAGGGAAATACGATGCAGCTTCTTACTATGTGCTTTTGGGTATTCTATTTACAATTCTTTTCACAAGTTCAGATACAGGAGAACATTATGTCTCTAATGATACAGAAAGGAATGACGATACAAATGATTAAATATGAAGATGAATGTGTAGGCTGTCCATCTGGAATCGGCTGTATGGGAAGTTCCTGCCCAAGCCGAAATGTTCCGCATACTTATTGCGATAAGTGTAGTGATGAAGCGCAGTTATACGCACATAACGATAATACAGAACAACTTTGCGAAAAATGTATGAATAAAGAATTTGAACTAGCATGGAAAGAATTATCATTTGAAGATAAATGTGAAATATTTGGAGTAAAGGAGATTACAATATGAAACCTATTATTTTAATTTGCGGTGCAAGCGGCAGTGGCAAGTCAACTTTAGTAGAAGAACTTGAAAAAGTATATGGTTTCAAGTCTATACCTAGTTATACAACTAGACCGCCTAGACATAAAAATGAAAAAGGGCATACATTCATTACCGATGAAGAATTTGATAAGTTAACTAACATTATTGCTTATGCAGAAACAACTAATGCTAGATATTGTGTTACTCAGGATATGTTCGATAATGAAGAATATAGTCTATATGTCGTAGATAATAGTGGTATTAAGTATCTTAAAGAAAACTACAAAGGTCAAAGACCGATGTATGTAGCTTACATAACCTGTCCACTGAGACAGCGTTATGAGCGTATTATTAAAAGAGCAGACAATAATCCTGACCCTGTAGGATTTGCCCTTGAACGTATTGAACATGATGCGGTTGAATTTAGAAATGTAGATTACGATACAAAGATTGACAATTCAGATGGTCACTATACCAATGCGTTTACCAGTTTATATTTGTTCTGTTGTAACATCAACAATAAGTAAGCGACAAGTAAATAGAAGTAGTTAAAGAAGTAAGAGAGGTAGTATAAAGATGGTTAATTCAGAGAGAGAGAGAGAGAGAGTACATAAACTCTTTAATAATGATTGCATGGATGTAATGAGTAAGATGCCTGACAATTGTGTTAACCTTACATTAACTGACATTCCATATAACGAAGTAAACAGAGATAGTAATGGACTTAGAAAATTAGATAAAGGTACAGCCGATGTAATGCAGTTCGACCTTAATGAATTTCTTAATGAAGTATATCGAATTGCTGAAAGTACAATAATTATTTTCTGTGGGAAAGAACAATTAAGCCCTATTCATAAATACTTCGCTGAGAAGCAAGCTAAACATTTGGGAACTGTTAGACAGTTAATATGGGAGAAAACGAACAGTAGCCCCATGAATGGTCAATACATATATCTGTCAGGTATTGAGAATGCCGTATGGTTTAAAAAGCGTGGTGGCACATTTAATGCTCATTGTAAAAATACTGTATTCAAATATCCTTGTGGCAGAAGTAAGCTCCACCCCACTGAAAAGAATCATGAATTATTAAAAGAGCTTATACTTGACAACAGTAATGAAAATGATATAGTATTTGACCCTTGCTCTGGCTCTGGTAGTCATCTTCTCGTAGCAGCACAAAGCAATAGAAATTTTATCGGTGTTGAACTCAATGAAGAATATTATAAGATAAGCCGTGAAAGACTAAAAGAAAATAAATATTTGTAATTTAAGGAATTAAAATGTATGGCTAAAAAATCACAAGCAAGAATATCACTGTATAAAAAAATTTGGTGTAAGATAAGATACTATCAACAATTATATGATATATCTGATAAAGATTTATCTAACTATTTATGCGTTTCAGAAAGAACTCTTAAAGAATATGACAAGAATGCCATGAATATAACATTAGGTAAGTTAGACAACTTTCTTTATATTAATAATCTTACATTGATTGAATTGTTAAATATATAAAATATATTCTCATAACCCTCAAATACTTTACTTTTAAAAGAAAAAATGGTATAATGAAATTGTAAAACAATCAGTTTCATTATACCATATCTTTATTTATTTAAGGAGTGTATATAATGAAAGCAAGAAAACTTAATAGCGGAAGATATAATGTAGTAGTTCCTTTTTATGATGATTTTGGGAAACGTAAACAGAAATCTTTTACAGCAGACACAGAAGCCAAAGCCTTAAAGATGGCACAAGATTTTCTTGATGGTATTACCTGTGAGTACAATGACACTGTTACATTAGGAAAAGCCATGCAACTCTATATCGAAACAAGGGAACATATAATAGAGCCTACAACTATTCTTAATTACAAGCAGTTATCAACAAGCTCATTCAGGTGCATTCACAACATAAGATTATGTGATTTAAAAGCGATTGATATACAACGAGCAATTAATATTGACAGTGGCAGACTTAGCCCTAAGTATATTAAGAACGCATTCGGATTACTTAAATCTGTATTAAAGCTGTTTGAAATCAATATTAATCTTACTAGCATCAAACTTCCCAAAATAATTAAGAAAGAAAAAACTCTACCTAAATTTGAAACTTTATTTAATATTTTCAAAGGAGATGATATAGAACTTGCAGTTCTGTTAGCAGCATGGTTATCGTTACGCATGGGGGAGATTACAGGACTGCAATTTAGAGATGTTGATAAAGACAATAAAATTCTTCACATCAGACGTACTATTATTCAGACCGAGCAAGGCAAACAAATCAGAGACAGTTGTAAGACTGCAAAAAGTACAAGAGATTTAAAGCTACCTGATTATATTTTCAATTTGATTGAACGGACTCCACACGATAAAGATACTGACTTTATTATGTCTTTAACTGGCAAAGCAATTAGAAGTCGTTTCAAAAGAAGAATCAATAAGCATGGTATTGATATGACATTCCATGATTTAAGACATTTAAATGCAAGTGTAATGTTAATGCTTGGTGTCCCTGATAAGTACGCTATGGAACGTGGTGGTTGGTCAACTGATAATATTTTAAAATCAGTATATCAGCAAACCTTTAGTAGCGAAAGGATTAAAGTTGACCAAAAGATTGATAACTATTTCAACGATATAATAACTAAAACCATCAACAACCCCTAATTGCTATTTATCATTAACGTATCTGTTCAACAGTTACGTTCAACAGTTGTTGAATTACAACCTCAAAATACAAGTTCTGACCACTAATTTTGCAGTTGTAACAGCATCTATATAAAAAGAAAATGCCGTAAATACGCAGTTTAACCGTATCTACGACATTCCTATTGGATTGCGGGAACAGGATTTGAACCTGTGACACACTAACATTATAATGCCGAAATATAGCCATTTTAGCATAGTATGAAATTATTCGTTCAACAGTAAACCTATGTTTGTTCAACAATAAACATTCGCCATTCAACAATGTTAGGTATTATGAAGCTGATTAGTTTTACAAACTTTTATTATAAAATAATTTATAAATTGATATAATCA